ACAGGATTACTAGGCATTGACAAGTTAGAAGAGATGTACCAAGGGTCAATGTTAGACCGTATATTAGAGGGTGAAATAACTATAGATGAAGCTATAGCACTACAGTACCAAGGTGGTGATGTAGACCAAATACTTGAGATGGGTCAGTACCTTTGGAACGAGGTTGACAGACTCAGAAAAGGTGAGACTACTCAGACTGAAGAAACTGGAAACAAGATAATAAAAAAGTATAATAATTTAGGGGATAATCTTCAAGAGGGTGCAGATAATCTTAGTGAAAATCTCCAAAATATGGGAGATACAATAACTAATGTTATCACTGGTTTGAGTACTAATGCAGCTGATCAAGTCAACCTAGCGTATGACGACACTATGGGAGCTTTAGTGGATGCAGGTATTTTAGCCCCAAAAAAAGAACCTCAAGGAACTCAAGGTGGTGGTGTTGATCCAACCAGAGGTGGTGATGTAGTAAGAGAGGAAGATCTTTTCTCTTTAAATAAAAAGAAAAGCACATTAAAAGCTAAGAAAAAGCAGGGTAAAAAAGGACTAAGAATTGATTACGGTGTAAGTGTTCCTGGCGGTGGTAAGTCAGGAATCGCAGCATAAGGAAATATGGTAGAAACAATCACACTATACACTGACACAGAAGAAGTCACTGGCAGTGTTCAGGGTAGATACGAATTACATTCCAGTGATAGGTATACTTTTCTAGCAAGAGCTAGAGAAGCAGCAGCTTTAACCATACCGTCTTTACTACCCAAAGAAGGACATACTGGTTCAAGTATATTACCCACTCCTTTTCAGTCGGTAGGTGCAAGAGGTGTAAATAATCTTGCCAGCAAACTGCTTCTCTCCTTATTACCTCCCAATGCTCCGTTCTTCCGTCTAGTCATAGACGATGCAGAACTGGAACAGATGGTAGAATCTCAGAAAGGTGCAGTAGAAGAAGCACTTTCTAAGATAGAACGAATGGTCATGCAAGAGATTGAAGTAAGGGCTGTTCGTGTACCAGTATTTGAAGCATTAAAACAACTCATAGTTTCAGGTAATGTACTCCTTTATCTCCCTGAGAAGGGTGATGCAAGGGTGTTCCGCTTAGACCGTTACGTGTGTAAGAGGGATGTCATGGGTAATGTATTGGAGATCATCACCAAAGAAACAGTATCACCACTTTCACTTCCTCCAGAAGCAAAGGAACTGGTTGTCAATGAGAACAACCCTATGCAGTCTGTGGATCTTTATACATGTGTCAAGTGGGATAGCAAGAAGTGGTTAGTCCATCAAGAACTAGGTGGAGAAGAGATCCCTGGAAGTCGTGGAACATATAAGAAAGGTAAATGTCCATTTCTACCATTGAGATTCACTTCAATTGATTCTGAAGACTATGGAAGAGGATATGTAGAGGAATATATTGGAGACTTGAAAAGTCTTGAATCCCTCACACAGTCCATCGTAGAGGGCAGTGCTGCTGCTGCTAAGGTGCTATTCCTTGTTCGGCCCAATGGTACAACAAGATTAAAATCATTAGCAGACAGTCCCAATGGTGCAATAGTAACAGGGGATGCCAATGATGTAAGCACACTACAATTAAACAAGTTCAATGATTTCCGTGTAGCACAGGAAACGATACGTTCACTCACAGAAAGACTGTCGTATGCATTCCTAAACAATTCTGCTGTAAGAAGAGATGCAGAACGTGTCACAGCAGAAGAAATACGGATGGCATATCAAGAACTAGAAACTGCACTAGGAGGAGTTTACTCCGTCCTAAGTCAAGAGTTTCAACTACCATTAGTGTCGGTACTAATGAACAGAATGCAAAGGGAAAAGAAACTACCTAAGTTTCCTGACGAGTCATTGAAACCTATGATCGTTACTGGTGTTGAGGCATTGGGAAGAGGACAGGATCTCAATGAACTAGCAGGATTCTTACAGTATCTGCAACCCCTTGGACCTGAAGTTGTACAACAGGAGATTAATGTTCCTGAGTACATTGACAGGCTTGGTGCTTCATTAGGAATTGACACAGAAGGACTCCTCAAAACAGAGGAGCAAAAACAGCAGGAGATGCAAGCACAGCAACAACAACAGCAACAGATGATGATGCAACAAACTATGGCTAAAGCCGGAGAACGAGCAGCACCAGAAGTTGTGAAGGCAATGAAAGAAGGTCAACTTCAACAACAAGAACAAGCTGAAGGATAATAATGGTAGACAAAGTACAAACGCATGAAGCACCTCCTCCTGAGAGTCAGGAACATGTACAGGAGATGATCCAAAAAGCAGAAGATGCTCATAGTGTATCTGCTCAAGATCCTAACCGTCCATCTTGGCTTCCTGAGAAGTTTAATAATGCTGAAGATTTAGCACAGGCATACGGTCAACTTGAGAAGGAGTTCCATTCTAGACAAGGTGCTCCACAGCAAGCTGATTCAAGTGATGAACTTGAAAACCAGCAAGCGAGTCAAGATGAAGCTAGAGATTTTATTGAAAATAAAGGTCTTAGCTTTGATAAGTATTATACTGAGTACAGTGAGCACGGAAAACTTAGACAGGAATCGCTTAATGAACTAGCCAAGTCAGGTATTCCACCCGATATGGTGAATAGTTGGATAGATGGTCAGAGAGCACTTCAAGAGAAGTTTGTTGATAATGCTTACAATGAAGTAGGTGGACAAGAAAACTTCAAGAACATGGTTGAGTGGGCAAGAGAAAGTCTACCTTCAGCAGAACTAGATGCCTTCAACCGTGCTATCGATAGTCCAAACCCCTCTGATTCCATGTTTGCAGTCAAGTCATTGAATGCACGTTACATGGCAGAGAACTCACAACCTAACCTCTTACAAGGTGATACAGGAGCACCTAGTACTGGGAAATTTAATTCTCTTGCAGAGATGAGAGAAGCTATGTCAAGTCCCAAGTATGCAACTGATCCTGCTTTTCGTGATTCTGTAGCAATGAAGTTACAGAAATCCAAACTTATGTGACCTAGAAAAAACAAATACTAACGGAGTAGATTTTAGCCCTTTGAGGAGGACAACTCTAATTGAAACTTAGGATAGTTATAAAGGCACACTTTAAACCCTATAGCTAAACTAAGAAATGGCTACATTTACAGGCACTTCTCCATTAGGAGATGGCAATGCCGTAGACTATGTAGGACACCGCACTGGTCAAACCAATGCTGCGGGAGATACTAGGAGTCTATTTTTAAAATTGTACGCTGGCGAAGTCATGACAGCCTTCCAGACGAAGAACATGATGATGAACCATTGTCGTACACGGACCATTACCAAAGGTAAGTCGGCCCAATTTATTATGACAGGTAAGTACCGTGATGCTGCCTATCATACTCCAGGTTTAGAGATTGCACCTGCTGCAACCGCAAAGAATTCTGAGCGTATTGTAACAGTAGACGATCTCTTAATTAATGCTCAATTCGTCCCCAATATCGATGAGGCGATGCAACATTATGATGTTAGATCCGTCTACACTCAGGAAGCAGGTTATGGTCTTTCTAAGGTAGCAGATCAGAACATCATTAGGACTGCTGTTAAAGCTGCCCTTGCTACCAATAAGGAACGTGCATCTAAGCTAGTTCAAGACTACAAAAACTTCGATGACGAAGACTTCAGTGCTAATGTTGAGATAGGTTCCTTTGCTAACGCAAAGAAGCTCAAGTATTTCATTGAAGCAATCATGGAAGCAAAGCGTGTCTTGGAAATGGCAGGAGCACCCTTGGAAGATTTAGTCTGTGTTACAGGTACTGATCAGTTCTACAAACTGTTCATGACTGCAACCAACTCTGAATCTGTTTCAGATCTTGTTGCCTTCAACCGTGATATCGGAGGTGAAGGATCTATCAAGGATATGAATCTACCATCGATTGCAGGTATTCCTGTAGTACGTACACCTCACATGGGAACGTATAGCTCTTCAGCTTACGCAGACTCCCTGTGGAGTACTGGTGTTACTACTGGTCCTGCACCTTTAGCTAGTCCTCATTCAGCTAGAGGTGATGCGTATGATATTCCTATTAATTACACCGCTTCTACAGACGGTGATAATGCAATCGGAGCAGTTGGTGGTCTTGATGCTAACGGTGCAACAGTCGCATTGAGGACTGAAGCATCTAAGGTTCGTGCATTGGTAATGCATAAAGATGCGGTTGCTACTGTCAAGTTGATGGATCTCAGTGTTGAATCTGAGTATCAAATCAATAGACAGGGTACATTGATCGTATCCAAGTATGCTATGGGTCATAACGTCCTCAGACCTGCTATGGCAGTTGCTCTGTGGGCTGCTACGTCCTAATATAGCAAACCCCTAAGAGGGTGTTTCCAGTGGGGTAGCTCCACCCCTCCCACACACCTCTCGCTGCCCTACAGCACCCTCTTTCTTTTCCATTTTAATAAATAATCATGAGTGCAATAACACCTACATCTGAACTAGATGCTGTCAATATCATGCTGACCAGCATTGGAGAGAGTCCTATTAATACTTTAGGGTCTGGTCTTCAAGAAGCTGAAATAGCTGAAGTGGTCCTTGATAATGTAAGCAGGGATGTACAGTCAGCAGGATGGCACTTTAATACAGAGATACGCTATAGCCTAGCTAGAAATACTGCTAATGAAATAAACCTACCTAGTAACGTAGTAAAAGTTGATAAAACATCTCTACTAAGAGACTACAATATTGATGTAGTAGAACGTGGTCGAAAACTGTATGACCGCATAGGAAACAAATACACATTTTCAGAAGATATTGAAGTCGATATGGTGGTACTTCTTTCTTTTGGAGAACTCCCAGAAGTTGCACGTAGATACATCACTCTCAGAGCATCAAGAGTATACCAACAACGTATGATTGGTAGCGAGTCTCTTGGAAAACAACTGATAATGGACGAGCAACAAGCATATCTTTCTTTAAGAGAGGCAGAAGCAGAAGTAGGTGATTATAATATCTTTGACAACTATGATACCTACCGTGCATTAGATAGAAATCCCAATAGTGCTACTATTAGTGATTCCTCAATTGCAGTTCAATACTTCCCAAGTTCATAATAATGGCATTAGTATCCAGTACCATTCCAAATCTTATTAATGGAGTCTCACAACAACCTGCTGAGATTAGATTGCCTTCACAAGCAACCAAGCAGGAGAATGGTTTATCTTCTGTAGTAAGTGGCTTAGAGAAAAGACCTGGAACTGAACATATTAAGAAGTTAGATGTCAGTAGTATTAGTGGTGCTTTTATTCATACTATTCAAAGAGATGAGGATGAGTCTTATACTTTAATAGT